ATAAACAGCACCACCCAATGTTGCTATTAGTTTTGCATTATTTGGGTCTACTCCAGCTCTCACACTTTCTAAAAATATACTACCTGTGCCTTGTAGTATCCATGCGTGAGTTGTACTTGCAGCTCCACCCATAGCCATTCCCGCTGGGAGAGTTACTATTTCCTCAAAAGTGAGTGCTTGCGGTCCTAGACTTCCAGCTAAAAGCGCAGCAGTTCCACCGGCAGCAGCCCCTGGTAATGCTTCTTCTGCCGACATTACAATACTTGGTAGAATATTGCTTGTCTTAATTATAAGGTCTTCAACTAGACCATCTGCTTGGATTGGGTCTTGCTGGTTTATAAAATCAATCTCATCAGATGCAGATAACAAAGCTTCTAATACTTCACCATTATTATCATTAAGGAATCCATAGACAACATATTCACCAGCTCTCATATCTACACTTAATTGTTGATCAGTACGTTTGTATGTATCAAATACTTTTTCCCAAGTACTTCTAGGAGCTATACCTTTAATTTTTTTCTCATGTTGATATCTTGCAGTTTTTGCAATTATGCCTGGATCATGCACTCCTTCTTTGATCATGCTCCGAATCTTTGAAGCTTCTTGCGGGTACATAGATACAAGTTTAGCATAACTCTTTTGAGCTTCTATTTGATTTTGATCATTGCGTTTTTTCGCCTCTTCTTCATTTAATAATCGTTGAACTTCACCCTTATCTTGGTCAATTAGTGTTTGAACCTGGGTTTTTGCTGGTTGTGGGAACTTATCTTGCCATTGTGCCATTTTTTACAGTTCTCCTCTAAAAAAGCTTTCGAGAATAGGTCTAAAAGCTCTTATCTCGTAATGAGGCATATGTAACATCAAGTTATTTTAATTCGCTTTTTAAGGACTCAGGAAATGGACCATTTCCCTTTTCCCAGTTTTGGAGCTGCTGAAGGGTTAATCTAATAGGAGTTGAGACTTTTGGATCTCTACTATTTAGATCTTTAGCATGTTTAGCTCTCCAGGCTCTCCTAAATCTGGTCTTTTTGTTAAGACTCCAATTCTCAGGATTTTTCTTTGCAGCTTTTTTCTCTGCTAATTTTTTAGCTTCAGCTGCAATGCTATCGAGGGATGCTGGATTGATACCTGCTTTCTGTAAATTCACATCTAGTGATTCTGGATTGGCGATTGAAAAATCAGTTAATTTTTCAAGATCATTTTTTTCCGTATTCCCTGGTGGTGGTGTTGTTGTTGGTTTGTTTACAACTTGAGGACTGACTGCACCTTCTAACCTATTTTTCTCTGCGACCAAGTTTGCAATATGAGCTCGTTTTGCAGCATTAATATTTGCGTAGTACTCTTTATCCTTATCTGACATACTTGCCGCATCATCTGCACTTGCAGTTTTTAAAGATGCAAGCTTTGCAATTTCTTTATTCAAGGCTGCAATCCTTGTAATGTTTTCATCTCTTGTAGGCTTTTTAGGTCCTTTAGCTGTAACTGCTTCTGTTACGTTTGCTGTCATAGGCATACCAGGAATAGTAGAATCTGTAAAGTTTACACTTCTATCAACCTCGGTATGTGGAACACCTTTATAATCTAACTTAGATTTCATTTTAGCGATACCTTGATCTCTACGCAATGCTGCTTTCCTAGCATTTGCAAAAGCATTTGCATCTAATTTTCGAGTCCTTGCAATATTCTTATCTCTAGTATCCCTTGCCTTGGTTGCTCCTACCTCTGCTTTTTTTAATCTTTTTTCTTGAGCTGGTTTTAGGTAAGTATTGATTATAAACTGTGCCTCAGATGAAAGCTTTTTTTTCTTTGGCTGTGGTTGAGGGTTTTGCCTCTTTGGACTTTTATACGCAGTAGCCATATTAAAGACCTAATATTTTTATTGCTAACTCAGGAGGGAGGTCTTTCAAATCCCACCCATCTTCTTCAAGTTCAGTTCTAAGATCTTTGTTCTTTCTCTTAGTCAAAAAATCGCCAGCAACTTTACTGATCATGTCCATATCAGATGAAGAGTCTGCACGATCTATATCGAACTGTGATTGCCTTCTCATAAGATCCATATTGCTACGATCTATACCAATGGAACCAAGTTTATCTTGAGCGGTCTGCTTGAGTTCAAAATTTTTCATAGCAATATTTCTTGCAGTTTGAGCAAGCTGACCACCTCCAAAGGCATCGGCACCAGCTAACTGTTGTGACATCACCGCTGAGTTCTCTAGTCCTTGCATTACTCCTCTATTCTCAATTCCAGATGCCATTTGATTAACACTTTGGTTTATAGACCTTCCTGATGCATTCATCATTAGATTCATATTTTCATTGCCCATACCTGACTTTGCCTGGCTTTGTAAAAAATTAGTGTATCTATTTTCCATTGCCGATGGCTTGTAACCAGGTACCTTTTTTTTCTTCTTCCCTGTTATCCAATCCCACCCTTTTTTAGCCAAGGGTGCATATTTGGCAGCGGTTAATGCAATTGTTACTGGATCTGGCATATCTTTATCCTACCTTTACTCCTGTTAGTTTGTACATGATACCATCAATCTTAAAGTATAGCCTACCTTCATCCGATGATGGTGATCCTGGAGATTCACTACTTTGCTTTACTAAAGCGAAAGATATTTCTCCATTGTTTAATTGTTCTGATTTTAGAGCACCAGTCTTTGTTTCAATCGCTGGTTGCTTTTTTTCTATTTCTCTAGACACATTATCTAAAGCTTTGTCGGTGGTTTTATCACCTGTTTTTACTTTTGCTGTCATTCGTATTCAATCTCCAGTTTGTTTATTTCGGTGTCTGTGTTTACTGCACTAGTTGAAATTTCTACCATTGCATATTTTGCCCTCTTCCCTACTCGCAATGAACTATTAGGGTAGTTAGCTCTTGTCACAGACAAGCTGTTATTATGAGATACTGCTGATGTTCCTCGCATACCTCTTTGTACTGTTAATGTTGTATTATCAATAGAAATAACTTTCATTATTTCATTTTCAATTTTTATCCAATCTCCTAGAGAAAACGCTACTCCATTTGTAGGGATTGATGTAGTCGTACTATTTAATGCAGAAGTAGTTGTTAATGCTGAACCAACATTTGCATCAAAACTATCTGAAAAAATCGCACTTGAACTGTCTCCATCTGCATAAATTTTTACGTTAATTGATGTTGAGCTAGAATAGCTTGCGTTTATTCTTCTGATTAAAGCGTTCTTATCGAGATCGGTAAATTCAAACCATCCAGATTTTCTACTAGTAGCAACAGTCTCAGTTGGAGATGCTACATCCATCGTTCTTACTTTTGCATCAGCCATTTACTTCAACCTCTATGTCTTCAATCTTTACATTAGTATTTGTTGAAGCTGCTGTTGCCATTTCTAACATGAAATACTTTGCCCTTTTTCCAACACGCAAACTTTTATTAGTTGTTTGCTTTGCTGTTGCGACTGCCAAGGTTGACGTAAATACAGGATTTTCAGTATCTCCATCTGTATAAATTTTTAGATTAATTGGGTCAGCAGAATGGTATTCAAGGTTTAATCTTCTAATCATTTTATTTTTATCTAGGTCATTGGATGCTTGTATCCATCCTGTCTTATGACTTACTGCAAAACTTTCACTTGAGCTATCTTGAAACAACCTTACCTTACACCTCTTATGCACAGCTGCACTTACATCTTCAAAAAACTCAGAACTATCATTTGCTGAAGGAACTCCAAGTGTTTTATAGTGCGACACTGTTTCAACAAAATCTGAAATATCGGATATTATCTGTTTCCACTTAACAATCTCATGTGTTACTGTATCACCGGTGAACTGTGTAGAATCAGATGCTGGCTTTATGTGTTTCCAGGTAGCTTTATTATCGGATATGGATTCAGAAAAACTAGAAGTATCTGTTGCCGCTTTAATATGTTTCCATGTTGTCTTTCCATCGGATATAGACTCAGTAAAGCCAGAAGAGTCGGTGGCTGATTTAATATGTTTCCATGTTCTTTTACTATCCGATATAGACTCTGTAAAGTCAGAAACTTCCGAAGCTGATCTAATATATTTCCAAGTTACTTTGCTGTCTGTAACAGATTCGGTAAACCCTGTATCATCGCTTGTACTAAATACCGATTTATAAGGCTCCTTGCTATCTGCTATTGATTCTGAAAAATCAGATACCTCAGAGGGTGATTTTGTAATAGTAATAGAGGAAATTGATATAGCAGAATTCGTTCTATCGTTAATACTAGTTTCATCAGATTTAGCTACCCATATATATTTACTAGTCCCTGATAGCGAGTTAGGTATGTCCCATGTATATTGTGTTCCACTAAAATTTGTAGTGATAACATTGCTAGTGCTAAATGTGGTCCCACTTGTATAATAGAGATTTACACTACTTGAAAAATTGTTCTTAGTAAACTGAACAACGATACTTGAAGTATAATCATAACTACCAGAATTAGGCGAGTTTATAATTGTAGGAACATCGGTTATGGTAAATGTAGACGATTGAGCTGAAATACTAATAGCCATTATGGGCCACCACTTTCATATGAGCCAGAAACGACAATATAAAAATCATTATCAGAATCTATTGTTTCGCTAGGTGTATAAGTTCTTGATCGGATAGATCCTTCTAAGCCTGTCGCTATTGTTGCAACTAATCCTGTCCCATCATATAAGAATACACCCCAGCCATCTTGCCACATAACATTACCAGCAGTTGACCATGTAATGGTTTGGCTTTGATTTTTATACCAGGTCGTTCCTGATGTTGGAGCTGTGATAGTTAAACTAGCCATTATCCACCGATCTGTATTGACCAGCTAACTTTTAATACATCATTGTTAGCAACTGTAAAATCTGATGGATCGTATGTTGCAAACATTGTTCCAAAACTAATATCAGGGTCACTCCCTGTTTGAGTATCGTAATCTTTGCCCATAGTTAATGTTTTTATTGTGTTCGAGTTTCCTTGGTCCCAAGTAGCTTGAGCTGTCCAAGTGCAAGTATCGGTTGAAACAGATGTTCCCCCACCAGTTGCGTTGACTACATTTAAAAAGAAATGATTTATATCTTCTGGTGCTTCTCCACCTTCACTTGCATTTAAAGTTCCTGACGATTGATTACCATGAGCAGCAATACCATCCTGTCCATGTCTATCGGTATTAGTGGCATTATTACCAGCATTTGCATTAGCTAAATGACTATCAAACCAACCAGACCCTGTATTTATATGATGAGCAGTTGTTGCAGCAGAACCTGTTCTTTCCATTTCATCTATTAGTTTTGCAAGTAGTTCATCGTGTATAGTATTTGAACCATATTGATGTACCTTCGGCTCTAATTTTCTTAAATCTTCTCTATCGTAAACTTTTATGTCTACAAATCCATTTACTTTAACTCTTGGCTTTTTTATTATTATTTCCATTTAACTATCCGCTATTGTAATTACCCAGGTAACTGTTAGCTGATCTCCATCCACCAAGCTTATGTTCCCTGAAAAAGATTTTGTGCTAGTTATAGTTGTGAATGCATTAGAGCTAGTACACATTGCCAAGTACTGCTGAGGCTATTGTATAAGAAGCCTCTGCCCTTAATACTCCTGTGATCGTAAATGTCTTAGTACCACTAGCTGATCTTGTTGATGCCATTTCGTATTTTGTACCATTAGTATGTACAACGTATATACCAGACTGACCATTGGTAGGGGTTGTAAAGTTATTATTATCAAATATAGGATCAGCGATACAAGAGACACCTGTGGTAGCCGATGCTAACGTAGCAGCCAATTTATTTCTTATAGCTTGATTAATAGCGTTTGGCTCCTCCATATTCTCTATAGACCCATTAGCTCGAATAATCTCTATATGTACTTTACCGCTAGGTATAACTTTATCTTTCATTATTAGCTCGCATTGGTTATTGAATACACATTTATATTTTCATCTATAGCAAATAGGTCTGCTACATCTGTAGACCCCATATCTAATTGATACCAGGAAGAATGAAGCAAGCTTAAAGCGTAGATGTTTTGTTTATCGTCCCCAAAGCGACATAAAATCCTGTTCTTTTTTGGGTCGTGAAAAAATCTTGAGTTTTCTATATTTGTTGCTGCTTGATAGATATCTTTTATAGGTTCTGTAATTGGGTTTATTTCAAAACTTGAATTGATACTATATGCATTTTCACTGCCTGCAAAAACTAAATTAGACCCTACTTGAATAATTGAATTAGGTGCGATACATCCAAAATTTTCTTCTGACTCAATTAAAGAAAAATTGGCAGGGTTGGTACTTGGAACATTTAATCTGTATACCCCCTTTTCCATAAATACTACCAATGCTCCTAAATGTTGAGCTAATCCTGTTATTGCACCTCCTTGCGTATCTTTTATTTGTATATAGTTTGTTATTGGTAATACATCTGGCTGTAATAATTCAGAATATATAATCCAATCTTCATGGTCTTCTGCTTCGGTGTCTGGGTCTAGCCTAACATTTCCTACAAATTGCCTACCAGCCATATATACGCTATACTTATGATTTACAACTGTCTTAGTTATTGCATTAAGTGGATGCAAGGAACGATCTGTTAATCCCCAATCTGAAATATTCAATGTTACGTCATTGCTATTAACAGAGTAATAATATCCATCATTTAAGGTAACTGTTCCATTGGTGGTTGGAGCGGTAAATCTAGCATCTACCTTTACCACTTTAGCGGTACTATTTATAACTTTTTTTGTCACAGAGCCTGCTGTTACAGTCCAATCATTTCTTTGGTTCTCTGACCAATTCCAAGCATTATTAAAAGCGACATTATTTCCTGCGTACCCATTAGAACCGGAAGCAACTGCACTAGCACTTTCGTAATTAGTAACTGCTGTTGCTGTGCCTGTATATACTCCAAAGTTTCCATTCCATATTTCATCACCGCTGGCAAAACCAGCAAAGGTTTCTAGCGTGCCTGAATTATAATATTTATCAACAATTGCTACATTTGTATTGCCACTTAATGTGTCTGCAATATGGTACCAGTCTGAACCTACTTTTACCCAATAATGCGTAGACCCTGATGGTTCATAAGTACTAAAATTAAAACCATCTGCCCATACCGTAGTTCCCACATAGCTTGATGTGTATGCATCGTTATCATCATGTGTGCTTTTTGTGTTAACAGGAATCGTTCTTATATGGTAATAAACAGGGTCTAGGTCGCCTGTAGCTGTAGGTGAATAACTTCTATATACTTTAATTCCAGTAATTCTAGGGTTCCAGGTAGTAGTATTAGTCTTGTCTATAGTTAAAGAAATGTTAATCGTTTTATTTGAACCTGTAACAACCTTGTATGCATAGGTCTCTCCTAAGGGTGCTTCTTGTACTCCATCAAATAATGGAACAAATTTATAATAATAGTACCCAGCAGCGTGTGTACCATTTGAGCCAGTCTCGTCTGATATCGCATATGTCCAAGTCGAGGGATACGAAGGTGCTGCATCATCATAATATTGAGTAGCGGTAGGGGCAAAGCTTCCAAAAAAGAATTCTCTATCTATATGCTGTATAACCCCAGCTTTATTTTCTAACCCATTGGCAAATCGTAACTGTCTACCAAAATTATTTATTTTTATATCGTTGACAGTTGATAGGGTCTTAATATCTGCATTAGACCCAAAATCAGCAGCGGCAGACCTTATTTTTCTATTCTGTGTTTCAAAGTAAACCCAAATAGATGGACTAAAATCTGGACTTTTCCATTTTAATATTTGCCCTATATGGTCCCCACTCATAGTAGTGGCAGACCCTCTCCCTTTTCGCTTAACTAATTTACCAGGAACATCTATCTCAAAATTCTTACTTTCAGTTGCAGCTTGCTTTGGTATATCCTCTGGGTCAGAATTAGTAAATAATCCTCCATCAAATATTGGTATCTGGATTAAGCTCATAGTTGAGTTGACCCATAAGCATCGGTCACATGATGTGGACCGCTAATTCCTTTACCTGATACTTGTGCTTTTGCATTTGCCTTATCATTTAAATATCTATTATAGAACATAGATGACCTCTGACTGTCTTGCTGATCATCATATAAAATAGATTTTGCATAACAAATCAATGCGTTGTGATATACTTCTGGTATCAACGGACTATCTCCAGCAGTGGCATGATCTATAGCCACCCCTTTCAATAATCCTATACCGCCCAATCCCAATGTTGCCCAATTGGTTAGCAATGTAGGATAGTCACCAAACGATGTATTCCACATCTGCTCTTCTTCTCCGTCATTGATGATCTTACAATTATCTACAATAGTTTGATTGCTTGCAGCAGTAAGGTCAGATACAATTAAATACCCTGACTTTTGAGCAATATCTATAACATCTACCACCGTTGCAGTTCCTAAGACTGTATTAAGACTAGGGTTGGATGACGTTTGAGCTAAGAATTTTATATTATCGCCATTATAAAAATTATCAGAAGAAAGATTGTCGTAACGTAGTTTTTTATATTTCGTTGCACTGTCTTCTAAGTGTGTTGGTTTAGCAGCATAAGAAAAGGTCACCAGATCAGCTGACGTCAATGCAGGCACTAAATACATCTTTTGTCCACGAATAAAGTAGTATTCTGGATTTCCTGTCTTTAATGTACTATCAGTCCTGTATCGAGAATAGTCAGTATATGTTGCAAATGGCTTTAAAGTTCTAGTCTTAAACTCTACTTGCCCTATCAACTCTATAAAATCAGTTGGCAGGTCAATAGTGTCATCACCAGCGTTTGGCATATAAGACCAATCCTTAACATAGCATTTTGTATCCAAGGCAAAATCATCCTCAGCTTCTTCAAGAAACTTTCGCACTTTTACCCTTGGGATATCTGAACTAAAGGAAGTTAATACCCTATCGATCAACGATTCCCAATTCATAAATTAACCTCTATTTTGTGTGCCTATGCCTGTGGGGGCCTCAGCTGGGTATCTTGCGTTTAATGCTTGGATCTGAGCAGTTGCATTTCCATAAGCAGCAGCAGATCTGTCAACTTTTGCATCCATCTTCCATAACTGAGATTCTGCCAAATCAATTACAATTTCGTGTAAAGCAATATTTAATTCACATTCAGTTCCACTAGCTGCAATAGCTACTGGTTGTCTTAAATACCAAACATCTACTGCTGTTGTAGATGCAGCTGTACCATCAACATAAACCTTTTCACCAAACACATAAGCAACTGGATTGGTTGCACTTCCAGCTAAATAAGTATTTTCTAATCTTTTTTGGTCACCAGGTTCAATCATTGTACACCATTTTGATCCATTTACTTTTACAGCTGTGATACCATTGCGAATAGGTTGACCACCATCAGAATGTGCTGCCAATACAGTATAAGTGATACCGTGAGCAACCATTGCTTGATTCGCTACAATTACTTGTAACTCACCTAGGTATGAATTATGAACCAGATTTACTACTGATCTTTGTGCAATATTTAAAGCATCAAGTTTTGCAGTTTGTGTAAAGTTTGATTCTGCTGGGTCTTCTAATCTAAGACCTAAAGTTGATAACATCTCGTTACCAGTCATTTATCACTCCAATTCTATGTTGAGTTGGCCCAGCATATGCCAGGCCAACAAAACGGTTATTTAGTCATCTTTTCCGTCAGACACTGATGGTCTTGACATTTCCATTTCGGCTAAACCGGTTGATGGAGTATCAATTGCACTAGCACCTTTCATTCCCTGAACGTAATCGCCAGCGACATCGGCATCGTCAACTGAACCAGCAGTACTGGTCAAATAAACATCGCCATTATCAGCAAAAGAAGCTTTTACCTTTGCAACACCTTTTCCGCTAATTTGGTACCAGCCATAATTGCTGGCAACACAAATAGACATAGCAGTTGCGATAGGTCCTACAGCATTAGCAGATGCTAAAGCAGTAGAATGATCGTCTTGGTTGTATACTACAACACTACCAACAACTGTACTTGCAACACCCTGTAGATAGATAAACTCTCCAACTCCATAAGCAGTTGAAGCTTTATCTTCTGCACGAATGATAGTACCCAAGGCGACATTTTGTGTTGTACTCGTAGTATCAATCGCTTGTGGATTGACAGTACTTTCCATAGATGCGAATCTAGACATTTATGCCTCCTATTAGTATGCTGTTGGCAAGCCGGTGATAACCCCTTGCCTTGATGCGTTAGAACAGGTCAGGGCACCAAGCCAATTGATCTTGGCAATGCGTGCATCCTGGTTAACTGGCTTTTGAAAGCCTTCAAAAACGAAATTACGTTTTCTATGATGTCTGAACTGAAGATATTTCTCATTTAAGAAGAACATCTTACCAGCTGGACAATGATCGTCAACAACTACTGGTGTATTACGATACATCAATGCGGTAAACCCAGCATCAGCGAGAGCACTAGCAGCAGGACCGAATCTCTTCTGTCCACTCAATGACTCTTCATATGCATCAAATACAATCTGAGGGCAAACAATGATAGTTGGATGATCGTTATCTACAGTACAAGCACCGTACATTTCTCTCATTTCTCTACCAATTGTGTTATCGCCAGAACTTCCAGCTACAGTGTTAAATGCACTAGAGCCAGCAGCCTGTGTTTTTCCATCCCACCAGGTATAAGTTGTTGAATCAATTCCACCTAAACTACGGTCAACAGCACAAATGGTCTGCAATCCAACAAAGTCTTCGCCAGTACCAGTACCGGTTCCATAGAGAGTGGTTCCAAAAAGGTCTTTTAAAGACTTTTCTGCATTCTTTACTTTAGCTTCTAATAAATCAATGACTCTTTCAGGACCATCGTTAAGCATTTCTTCTCTACCAGAGATAGAGATAGTAGCATAAGCCTGTTTCCATTGGTACTCTGCATCAGTAAAAACTTCAGTAGGGGTCGTATCAAGCGTGTCATATCCGTTGAAAAAGCCTTTTGCAGTAGCTTTTCCATACTCAAGAGGCTGTAAGACCTTGTTACCTGAAGCAGCTGGCTTCGATTTACGAAGCATGCGATGCGTTAGTACGTTGGAGTCAAAAATGTTATCAACTAAAGTAGGAATGTATTTATCCTTAGTTAAAGCACTAAGGTTATCATAATTAAGTGACATAATTAATTATTTCCTTATTTATTTGATTAGTTATTCATAGAGGTCGTAGCTCATTGCTTGCTCCCTTGCTTCATCGTAGTTAGCTGGTTTAGCATTCGGTGTTGACCGAGCTCCACCATGCTTAGTTGAAGCTTCAGGAATAGCCTTTTTTGCTTCGGCCTCTTCCAATGTTTTAACAGCTTTTGCAAACGCACTATCTACAGCTGCTTGATGGTTGGTCAATACAAATGCATCTTCAAGGCTCGATAGGTTTTTATCTACCGAAGTTTGTATCACTTGTTGTAAAGCTTCTTCTTGTCCATCCAATTCTGGATGATTCTTTATAAGCTTTACAATCTCAGCTTCTACTTCCTTCTGAGCATCTTGTAATTCCAGTTTTTGTTCAAGCTCCTGGATCCGATCAACCATTTCATCATTATGCTTGTCGGTCTTTGTGTCCTGTGTAGTTGCATCACTAGGCTCAACAACAGTTTCTTTGAAAAGGTCATGTTCATCCCCTAAATAATCTTTTAGAGTATCAGTAAGCTCTTGATCGTCAGTCAGCGACTTCCATTTCTTAGATTCAACTTCTAGAGCTTTTCGCTGGTTAGACAGCTCCTGAGCTTTTTGAGTGTTTGACTTTTGCCAATCATGCCTATTCCTAGAATCTTCAAGTGCAGCCCTGATATCGTCATGTGAATATGACTTACCATCTAGAGCTATTTCTTGGTTCTCTGTTGTTGGTGCTTCTTCTGATTTGCTAGGTTGCTCAGAATCCTGAGTCTTAGCCTCTACGGCAGCTTCCTCACCGTTGTGTTCACTAGATGTAGCTTCCTCTGCTTCGCTTTGATCATTACTGATGAATAATGAATCAGCTACTTCAGATTCTACTTCTACACCATAGATTCCACCTTCAATATTTTCGGACATAATGTCCCCCGCTATTTGTGCGAAATTCCAAAGTAAATACTTGTTCTACAAATAAATACGAGGATTTTCACTTTTTTTAACCATCTTGTGATGGCAATCTGTTCATAAGTTGAGGATCCTCCTGCAACTTCTTTAGTATCTCATCTTCGTCAGTCCCCAAATTCATCATCTCTTCTTCAGACATTGGCTCTTGACCACCGCCTTGCTGTTCTACAAAGCTACGGATAAGTTTTTCTTTCCCAGGCAACTCTATGTTCTCTAAGATGTACATAGGGTCGGTAATAAGTCCCATCTGCATTAATTGCATGATCTTATTCTCAATCCATTCCCTATTCTCAGGTAACATAGAACCGGCTCTGGCACGCACATCAAATTCCATTTCATTCATCATAGCACCGATATAATTTCGCTGCTCTGGGCCATCTTGGGTATCCACCATGACCACATGTTCTTGTGTGCCTAAATTCTTTATCATTGCTATCCACATTGTGCCTAATGTTTGCACAGCTTGATCTACAGCTCTCGCTTTAAAATCAATCTTTGTTGTGGAGGCTTGTTGATATATTTGAGCTTGCACCCCAGAGGTGACTGATGCATCTGCCTTCCCTTGGGTTGCCTTATTCACCCCACTAATGGTCTCAAACATATCTTGCATTAATTCATAAAAGCTAAATACATAACTAGGAATACTGGCTGGTTGCAACATAGTGACCTGTCCTGGGCCTCTTTTCCTAATCACAGAACCTGGCTTATTGTTTATTTGGTCCACTACGTCAGTAGTTTCATCGACTAAAAACATTGGATTTGCCATTAAATGCGTGTTGTCAAGTATCTGGGAAGCAAGTCTATCCATACTTAGATTAATGGATTTTAATCTTTTAGGCTCAGGCTTGCCCCAAAAGCTATGGGCAGAGCCTCCATTTTTAAGTACTACAAAAGGAAAAGGGTGAGCCACATGATTATCCTTAGTAAGGAATGGATATTTGGAAGGACCATCGTACAGTAGAACACCATTAGCGATGGTAGTTTGACGAATATTACCTGGATACTTATAGCTTTCTTTTTGCTCTCCATCTTCTCCCATATCCACATACTCTTTTGAATAATCTCTTGCATAACACTCAATGATCAATGCCCTTTCTTCCAGTGACTTCATAGCACTATTAACATCTTCATGGTAGTTGGTCTCAGCACCTTGAGTGTCAGTTACTTGTACAATATTACTTCCACCCATATCTACATCATTAATTTTCAATGCTTCGTATTTTTCAAGCTCAGATTGAGCCTTTACATACTTACCATTCTCATATTTGTCTCTTATCTCCCATAAAGGAGTAGGTGCTGCATAGGCTACGAATTCAGCATTTTCTAGTTTAGTAGCAGAAGGGTTTACATAAAAAGCAAAAGGATCTACAACGTCTGCATCTGGAAGGTCATCTTCATTATTAAATGATAATTTCAATATACCATTTCCATATACTAGGTAATCAAGCAACCAATCTGGAACTAGATTTTGCATATCCCTAGTTACCCAAAGGTCATCAACTTGTTTTTGTATGATCTCAGCAGCATTCTTAGAAACATCGTCAGAGCCTAAGTGCACAACATCAATTCTAGGGGGTCTATTGGAAAGAATTGGGACCATAGTGTCTATCGCACTTGCGATCAGGTCTAAGGTTACTTGATTCTTAAAGTTGGGCATATTCATACCCTTCCAATGCTCACCCATGTATAATTCTTCTGATTCCCTCCATACTTTGCTTGTATTAGACCTCGCTTTAGCACACATGTCAAACATATTTTGTGTACGTTTTACTATTTTTTCTTCTTTTTTGCTTGGTTGGTAAGCTTCCTGTGCTTCCTTAGCCATTAGTTCCTCACTGGTTTAAAATTATCTAATTCTATTATTGTTATCATATCTAACACACTAAAACAGGCTTCCTTGTAATCAAGACCAACAGCTTCCACTGTATTCATCTTATCTATTTCCTCTATCACTGGTTTGGCTACCGTTAATTCTTTTCGTACCCATTTCTTTTGGTCGTCATCCCATTTCTCTATTATCATGCTCTAATTCCCTCATATGATGTGTCTTCTTGCAATAACTTGTCCAACTCTTTCTGCAGCCAAGGTTGTTGCACCACTTTTTTTGGTTGACCAATGTAATGTAGCATATACCGCATTTGATCTGCGTGGTGATCTTCTCCTTTAGTATCTAAGTCCTCTGGTCTTTTATCATCATGGACCAATACTGGTAAAGTTCGTATGAACTCTGGGCATGTGGAAAAAATTCTCATTTTAGGTAGCACCTCATCAGTGAAATCAAGGTAAGAACGACAAATGTTCCATCCATTCACTCTTTCATTATTGGCTTTGAACATATTTATTCCATGTCTACCCATTATGTCAGCTATACTCATATTCGAGGGTGCTACCGTATCTGAACGATTAGTATTTTGTGGGTTTTTAATCCACATACTAGGGTCTCCTACTGTCATCATATATTGCTCATCACCGCTTA